CCGACGAGGACTGCGGCACCGGCAACGCGGGCACCCGCCCAGACGGGGCCTGCTACGACGCCTCGACCTTCCAGTACATCCGCGGCGACGATGACACCTTCGCGCTCACGCTCCAGTTCTGCGCCTCGTTCGAGGGCGCGACCGGTAGCTGCCTGAGCGCCTCGGACTGCGCGGCCGGCGAGTCGTGTGAGCTCTACGCCAAGCAGAACCTCGAGGGTGGCACCGTCGACCCGGACGCCCCGCAGACCCTCCATGGCATGTGTGTGCCCGCGTCTGGCGTGGGCGACCTCGGCGACGAGTGCACCGACTTCTCGGACTGCAAGTCGGGCTTCTGCCTCCCGGTGAGCGCCACCTTCTCCTTCTGCACCGAGCCCTGCACGGCGTCGGCGGACTGCGGCTCGTTCAATATCGGCGAGGATCCGGTCAACGGCTACTGCGAGTCGTACCTCTACAGCTTTGCCGGAGATCTCGACCAGTTCACCAACTTCCTCTACGTCGGCCTGTGCGCCTTCGACTTCGGCTCGACCGCCGACTGCTCGAGCGACTTCACCTGCGCTGCGGCGACCGAAGCCTGCTTCCCGAGCGTCGTCGCTGGCGCGGACCCGACCCAGCCCGCCGAGCGGCAGGAGGCCATCATCGCGGCGGCTGCGGAACTCGACCCCGACGACGAGAGCAATTACACCCAGGCGGGCTTGCCCGACGCCCGTGCCCTGTCCAAGGTTCTCGGGTGGACCGTGACCGCCGAGGAACGCAACGCCGCGTTTGGCGCGAAGAAGGAAGTCGATGTTCCCGAGGGCGGCGAGAAGCCCAAGGGCAAGATCGTGATCCGCAAGAAGGGCGATGACACTCTGGACACGGGTGCCGCTGCTGCTGCCGCTGCCGCTGAGGGTGGGGCCGATCCCAGCACCGATGGTGCTGTAACGGTCTGACCTTCGCCAATCAGATGTGTTACAGTTGCGGCGGCGCTCCTCATGGGCAGCCGCCGTTTCTGTTAGATAGGAGCCCCATACCATGATGTTGATTGATCCTACGATAATTCGTGCCACCTTGGGTTTCGACAACATGTCGGACATCAACGATGCAATCGAAGCAGCCCTCACCTCCGCCACGTCGAGCCTGTCTGCCCGCCTCAATTCGCAGTTCGATGCAGGAACGGCCACGGACACCTGGTTCGTAGTGGAGCCCATCCGACATTCCGGGCTTCTGTGGCAAACCGAGTTCCGTACCAGCACCGGCTTCATCAACACGGTGTCCAGCTTCAGCTATGCACCGGAGCTTTCGGCTTTCGGGACCAGTGACGCCATCGACGCCTCGTCCAGCGTTGTGGTGAGCAAGGAGAAGGGACTCATCGCCGACATCAAGACGGATTACACGTCGATGTTCGTGCGAGCCACCTATACCTATGGCTTCGAGCCCGATGGCAGCTACGTCGAGGTCTATGATCCTGCGGTCGTTCCACACTGGCTCAAGGAGGCCGCGAAGCTGCAGGCTCTGATCCTGCTGGCCACCAACCCCGCCCTGAAGCAGGCTGGGGTCGAGATCGACAGCTCCGGGTATGCCAGCCTGAAGCAGCAAGGGCCTGCCGCTGTGCTGCAGACGATCCTCGCACAGCATGCACGATACACTCCGCTGGCCCTGCTTCCGCTATGACCCAAGACGGCGTTCTCCTCAAGTTCGGCTCTCGCGTATTCGACGATACCGCTGTGGGCATCGAGTATGCGATCACGGCTATTCGAGAGGCTTGGGACGACCAGGTGGGAACGGTCAGCGCCGTGCTGAAAGACTACCTGACCTCTGTGGCTCAGGAGCTGGCATCGAAGCATGGGCAGGCGTGGCCCAATGGCACGGCATCCAGCACGCTTTCCAAGCGCACGGGGCGGGCCGTGGACAGCATCATTCGCTCCGTCAGTGTCAAGGGCACGACGTGGGAGACCTTGATGGGTAAGATCGGGGGCATCCACTACCTCGCCATCCATGAATACGGGGGCACGATCAAATCCAAGGGCAAGCTGATGACCATCCCGCTGCCCGCCGCCCTCTCCGGTCGAGGAACCTCGCCACCTTTTGCACGCCAGTGGAAGGACACCTTCGTTGCCCGCAGCAAGAAGGGAAACCTCATCATTTTCCAGAAGCGGGGCCTGACCATCGTTCCGCTCTACGTCCTCAGGAACGAAGTCTATATCCCGCCGAGGCTCGGTATGCGCAAGGAGCTGGAAGAGCAGCTGCCCTACTTCCTTTCCCGCGCAGCAGACCGGATCGTGGACGACTTCTCGCGCAAAGTGGAGAGCTGACATGGCCCTGAACGACAACACCCTTCGCCTGCAAATCCTGCAGCACATCAAGGGGCTGTATCAAGCGGCCACCGACAACATCGACCCGCCTGCGGGGAAGCGGCACTACGGGCTGGAGTTCTCCGTGGTGGGGCTTGGTCCTCTCAGCGATGCTGACAACCGCAAACGCTTCTCGGTGGGCATCATTCCGGGGCATGAGCTGAAGAGCGATCTGTTCCCCCTGAAGACCAGCATGTTCGAAGTCACCATCGAGTTCCGTGTGACTGTGAACAAGGACGACGGAGAGCCCATGGTGCTCGCTGAGCGTGTTCTGGGCGTGGTCCAGCAGATCATGTATGATGATCAGACCCTCGGGGGGCTTGTGATCAAGCATGATGAGATCGGCAACGAGCAGGACATGTTCACCTACAATGATCGAGCGATCAGCGGCATGGTCCAGTTCCGCGTGCATTACCGGCACGGCACCAACACGGTGTATGACGGGATGCCGGTGTGATTTCTGGCCCGCTTTGCAATCAACTGCATTGATCCCTCGGAAAATGTGCGCGACAGTGCTGTGAGTGGAGGCTATGCTTCCCGTGTAGCCGCATCAGAAAGGAAAAGGTGCTCCACATGACCGCCCTCAAAGTGAACCAGGAATACTTCGCGTCCTCGGGTCGTCTGTATGGCCGTGACGGTCTGGGTGCTGCGATCCGTGGCCTCGCCATCGACCACGCCCGCATCAAGATCATGGCCGCCGACATCGAAGACCTGACCGACAACTCGACCGGCATCAACCTGGCCGGTGCGGGCCTGACCGATCTGGCAATCCCGATCACCGCGTTTGATGCGACCTTGGCCAACGGTGCGCAGCTTGCAGGCTTCAACACCACCGTCAACGTGCTGGAGAACGCGATGGCTGTCGTGGCCCATGCCATGAACACCGCCCGCGTCAAGCTGGGTCTGACGGTTTACACCTACGCAGGCACCGTCGCCATAGCCAACACCGTCCCCGCGATCACCAAGACTGTGACCGCCGCCACTGGCACCTCGGCGCTGGATTACGTCGGCGGGCGTGCAGCCATGATCCAGGCGAAGGCACATCTGCGGAAGCTGGTGCATGGCCTGGACGAAGTGTTCGTGGCTCTGGGCGAGCCCCGGCTCGTGTCGGGTCTGACCGGCGATTACAGCGGCATCGCCCTCTCGGCCATTGCTGACGCGGCTGCCAGCGCCTCCGGCGCTTCGGCCATCTCCAAGGCGGATGCCGACGATTTCCTCGGGGACTTCGCCGACAACATCGCCACCATCGCGGCCAAGTGGAACGCGGTCATGGTTCAGGCTTCGGATACCGATGGCCTGCACGTGATCGCGGGCTAATCGGTCAGGCAAGGAAAGGACACGACAATGGCAGTTCTTCTCACTCGCCGCGCAGTGCTTCAGGCCGCGATGGAGAGCGTCTATAACGATCCGGCCTCCGTCACCACTGCCGATGGCATCTTGGTGTCGGACCCGATGTATACCGCTGACCCGTCCCTGCTGGAACGGGACTTCACCCGCGACACGCTCTCGCAACAGAGCCACATCGTCGGGCGGATGCTGGCCAAGATGGATTTCACCACCGAACTCCGTGGGAATGGCAAGCAGGACAGCGGTGCCCTGATCGACGCTCCCATCATCACTCGCCTGTTCCGTGCTTGCGGCTACTCCATCACGTCCAAGAACGCTGCGTGGGCGACCCAGGTGTTTGAAGACGGTTCGCACGAGAACCAAGTTTCTTGGGCTGCGGGCGGCACGCTGACCAACACCGAGGCGATCAAGTATACGATCACCGTCACCACCGGGGGTGCATCGGGCACGGCACAGATCACTGTCACGTCGGACACGGCTGGCGAGGGCGTGGCTGCGAACATGATCACCACCGCGACCTCGGAGAGCATCGGCACCTGGGGTCTGACCCTGACCCCGACGTTCACTGGCACGCTGGTAACGGGACAGAGGTGGCACGTGTGGCTGATGCCGAGTGGCTTGCTGATGAAGCCTGTGTCGTCCAGCATGGAGAGCCTCACGCTCGTCA